CTCCACAAGTTAAGACAGAATAGCTAGATTATCCGAGGAGGTACAGCGCATGATTTACGAAACACTTAGCAAGTGGTTAGATAGCCTTACATTGACCATTGAACAAAAAGTAATCTCCGAAATGGCATTACGTCTAGCGGCTTCCTTCGACGAAACCGGACACACCTCGACAGCAGCGGAGCTACGCAAAACAATCTTGGAACTGCAATCACAGATCAACGCCAACAGGCACGAATTAGACCCACTAGAGAAGCTGCTAACTAGGTAATGCTTCAGCTTCCAGCTAGCTACACTAAGCCGCTATCTGAGGACTTTATAACAGACGGTGACTTACTTATAGAGCTAGCAACGATAGCTTGGAAAGCTCCCGAGAGTCCAGACGGGCTAGAGCTAGACGAATGGCAGAAGTGGCTACTTCGACACCTTCTAGAAAGATACCCAGACACACACCCAGATCCCGATCTTGCAGGCAGACTTAGATACAGGCAAGCGGTAGTAAGTTTGGGAAGGCAAAACGGCAAGAGTTTACTCGCGGCTATCTTGGGGCTTTACGGGTTACTAGTGCATCAGCCTTCAGGCGCTCAGGTGCTATCGCTTGCCAGTTCCTCAGATCAGGCGCGCATTATTTATTCTCGGGTTCTGTTTGTAATCCAGAACAATAAGTTTCTATCTAAGCGATTCAAGAAAGCGACTGAGATGCGTGGCATCGTCACAGCAGACGGTAGCGGTAGGTATGACGTAAAAGCCGCTAAAGAATCAGCCCTTCAGGGTATCCCAATATCGCTTTGTCTATTCGACGAACTACACCTGGCTAAGGTCGGAATGTGGAGCGCGGCAGTGTTTGGCACGTCTCAGCGCAGAGATGGATTAGTGCTAGGCATAACTACGGCAGGCGATCAGAACTCAGAAACCCTAATCGACTTGTACAAGTCCGGCAGGAAAGCAGCTTCAGGTGACCCCGAGCTAGAGCGTTTCGGGTTCTTTCTTTGGGAAGCTAAAGAGAATGCCCCGGTGACAGATCCAGAGGCAATCTTCGCCGCTAACCCTTCAGTAGCAGCCGGGCGGATTCCACTAGCTCAGGTAATCAGCGACTTGCAGACTTTGCCAGAACATGAAGCTAGGCGCTACAGGCTAAACCAATTCATTAGCGGTTCTGCTGCCAGTTGGTTGCCTAGTGCAGTGTTTAGAAAAGCAGGCGGTCAAGGTGTCGAGGTTATGAAGGGTGCAGTGTTCGCAGTAGACGTTAGTCGTAACTGGGAACATGCCACCATAGCGGTTGCAAACTCTAAAGACGGCAAGCAGCAGACGGAGCTAGTCCAGACTTTTGTCAACCCAACTGAAGACCAAATCTTTACGCGCCTTACGGAGCTATTCGCAGAACACGCGCCCAGGGCAATTGCGCTAGACGATAGACAGCTAACTAACATAGGCAAGCGGCTAAAGTCCGTAGGCATTCCAACTTGGCAACTTTGGACTAAAGAGGTAACGGCAGCTTGCTCGGCAGTGTATGCACTATTTTCAACTGAGATGGTCACACACAATAACGATCCGCTGCTAATTATGCAATCGCCTAACGGAGTGACTAAGTACACCGGAGAGAATTGGCTAATTTCGAGGAAAGAATCACTAGGTGAGATAGATGCTTTGCTCGCGACTATTTTCGCTTTGTATGTAAGTTCGCGCGCCCAACACGCCCAAATCGGTGTATTCTAAATTACACTAATGTAATTAGGATAGGTGCATGGCAACACTATGGCAAAGAATCACAAACGCGCCTATGCAGAAGCGCGCTAAACAGCCTAATATTCCAACGCGCTCAGACGCTACGGTTACAGCAGATACAGCCCTAAGTCTTACGGCAGTTTATCGCTCAGTGCAGATCATAGCCACTCCAATTTCTAAAATGCCAATTGAGACCTATCGCTACGCAACTGGAATGGATTTCAGAATTGAAAGCCCGGTTCTAGTCAATAAGCCAGACATAAATAGCAACAGGCGCGACTTTCTATTTCAGACAGTGACATCACTAGCCTTGGAGGGCAACGCCTTCTGGCACAAAAGCTTTTCGAGTAACGGTCAAGTAAACAGCCTTACCCTTCTTCCGGCTTCTGCGGTATCTGTCGCTTATGTAAACGATCAGGATTTAGCCCAGGGTGTTTACTACAGCTACGAAGGAGTTAGCTATACCGCAAACGAAATGGAGCAGCTAAAGCTTTTTAGCAAGTCCGGAGACCTCCGAGGTGTTAGCCCTATCTACTCATGCCGGAAAGACATCTCGGCGGCGCTAGATCTTCGCGACTATGCAAAGAACTGGTTCAACCAAGCAGGAGTGCCGACAGGTATTCTCAAGACCGGGCAGCAGGTAAACAAAGATCAGGCTGACACGATTACCGACAATTGGCACAATAAGCAGCAGAACAGACAAATTGCAGTTCTAGGTAACGGGTTCGACTATCAGGCAATTTCACTCTCTCCGCGTGAGGCGCTATTCACTGACACAGTGGAGCAATCGACAGTAAACATAGCTCGACTATTCGGCATTCCTTCCAGGCTGCTTTTGTCTACAGTTCCAGGCGGCTCAGACACTTACTCAAATTTGCAGGACGAGAACGCCATCTTTTTTCGCCACACACTAATGGGCTACACCGACGCAATAACAGACGCGCTAAGTAACTGCTTACCTCGCGGCACTAGGGTGGAGTTTGACTATCAGCACTTATTCCGCGCCGATGTTGCAACTCGTTACAACTACTATTCAACCGCTATAGCTGCAGGGATTCTTACAGCAGAAGAAGTTAGAGAGAGAGAAGGACTTAATGCCTGAAATAGAAATCAGAGAAGCAGACCTAAATCTAGATGAAGCTCAGGAAAGAACTATTACCGGGCTAGCTGTTCCTTACAATCAAGAAGCAGAAATAGGCGGCGGCATAACTGAAAGGTTCGCTCCCGGCGCAATAGATTCAATAGAAGATGTAAAACTATTTTATGGACACGATGAGCCTATTGGAAAAGTTATCTCAGGCAGAGAGACAGAAGCAGGCTATGAGATCACTGCAAGAGTGAGTTCAACCTCACGAGGCGAAGAAATCCTCACTCTAATGCGTGATGGCGTACTAAATAAATTTTCAGTTGGCTTCATGCCTATCGAACAGGATAGAGATGGCTCACTGATTACTCGGACACTAGTAGACCTCAAAGAGGTTTCTGTCGTTCCGTTTCCGGCTTTCGCTGGTGCAAACATAACCGAGGTTAGAGAAGATCAGAAAGATTCTGAGGCTATCGAAACCCAAACAGAAGAAAGAAAATCTATGTCAGAAAACATTGAACTAGACGTTCGTTCTGTACAAGACGAAATGGCTGAGTTGCGCCGGGTAGTCGAAGCAGGACTTACAGCATCAACCCCTAAAGTTGCAGGCTCAGAAATCCGCTCACAAGGAGAGTTTGCTAAGAAACTCCTAATCGGTGACGCAGGAGCTATTGAGCTTGCTCGAGCAGCTTCCACTAGTGCCAACACCGTAACAACCGCCGCTTTTGTTGGTCAGATTAACAACCTAATCGACAACAATCGCCCTGCGCTATCTGCCTTCTCTAGAGCAGCACTTCCAGATTCAGGTCTTACTATTGAGTATGCCTCAGTAACTGCTAACACTCTCTCAGTTACAGAGCAAGACCCAGAGAATGATGCATTGGCTTTTGGCAACTTGACAATCGCTAACACTTCTGCGCCCGTAAAGACTTACGGCGGTTACACAACCTTCTCTAAGCAGACAATCGAACGATCAACCGTTGATTACCTAAACACTGTATTCCAGGCGCTAACTATCGCTTATGCAAACGCTTCTAACGCGGCGTTCGTTGCACACGTTGAAGCCCTAGTTATGACCGGAAAAGTGTTTGACATTTCGGCAGGAACTCTAGCGGCACTAATCGGTGGTATCACTGATGGCGCTTCTAAGATCTTCGAGGGAACTGGTCTACGACCTGAAGCTATTGTTACCTCCACTGAGGGCTACAAGTTCCTGATGACAATCGTAGGCGGAGACGGCAGACCGGTAGTGCTACAAGACGGTCAGGGCGTGAACAACGTTGGAACTGCTAACCTTCCAGGACTATCGGGCAACCTTCTAGGAATGCCAGTAATCGTAGACCCCGCTATGACCGCTAACAAAGTGTACATGGCTAACAGCCGCGCAATTCAGTCCTTTGAATCAGCAGGCGCTCCGGTACGTCTAACCGATGGTGACATCACTACCCTTACAGATTCAGTAAGTGTCTATGGGTATTTGGCGATCAGCACACCATTCGCCGGGGCAATCGTAGAACTAGACATCGTAGCCTAAGGAAATCTGAATGACAACGGTAGTAACGCTGGCAGAACTGCAAGCCTATGTAGGGACAGACGAAACAGGTAGTTTTATACAATCCTGCCTAGATTCTGGAACTGCTCAGGTTGGCAACTATGTCGGCGTTATTACTGCTGTTCCAGATCAGATACACAGACAGGCAACGCTTATCTGTTCCTCAGAGCTATTTCACAGGCGTTCAGCGCCTAATGGCGTGGCGCAATTCGCTAGCTTAGATGGAACACCCGTCAGAGTCGCAAAAGACCCTATGGGGGCTGTCTATCCGCTGCTATTGCCTTATGTTGGTTTCGCAGTATGACTAACGAAATTACTATCTCTAAGGCAGAACTAAAGCTAGACCTAGAGGAAGCCGGGATTAGAGTTCTTGATTATGTACCGGAGCGGATAACGCCTCCCATAGTAATTATGAGTTCTGCTAGCCCTTACCTTACACCTAGCACTTTAGGCACTCAGTACGACCTAAATCTAGAGCTAGTGGTTATAGCTACAACTGCCACTAACAAAAAGGCAACTGAGAATCTAGATCAGGCAATACATAACGTTCTTAGTGCTATGCCTAGATACGCTCGAGTGATTCGAGTAAATGAGCCTTACAATCTACAAACTAACAACGCCGAGTACCTATCGGCAAACATCTCACTCGAGCTAGAAATTACTATTTAGAAAGGTCATGAAATGACTAACACACGAATTGTCGCAGAGAACATTAAGTTCCTAATCGCAGATGTTGAATACGCTTGCGCTGCCACTATGGTAGAGCTAACCCTAGGAGATGCTCCTGGAGATGTTCAAACCTTCTGCGAGCAGCGTGTAGGCGGAGAATGGGCATTGGCCCTAGAGGGTATTACCTCAGGTGATGCTACTTCTCTTTATCGCGTTCTTTGGGCTAACTTTGGTACAACCGCTACTTTTGTAATCGCTCCTAACGGTAATGAGACAGCTTCAACTTCTGAGCCTCACTATTCAGGCGTGGTCAAGTTCAACGAAATCCCACCGCTAAGCCTAAACTCTAACGAAACTTCAACCTTCTCGGTGACCCTTAGGGTTGTTACTACTCCTAACGATGCAGATGCAGATCAGTACTTTGGGGTATCGGTAGTAACCGCTTAATAATGGCTGTTCAACCGGGCGTAAAAGTCAAGAATCTAAGGGAAATCAACAAAGCCTTAGATGCTATTGGAGTGCCTAAAGACGCTATCAAAGACGCTGGAAAAGAGTCCGGTGAACTGGTAGCTAATGAGGCGCGCGGACTAGTCCCAGTTAGAACAGGCGCTTTGCGTAACAGCATTAGAGTTGGAGCTACAGCTCGGGGCAAGATCACAGTCAAGGCAGGTAACAATAGAAGTTCTAGCTCCGGCGTTCCTTATGCTAACCCTATCCACTGGGGCTGGTTTAAAAGACACATAAGACCGCAGCCATTCTTTGTTAGGGCGCTCGGCTACACTAGAACAGAAATCTATGAAAACTACTTCGGTCAAATGGAGAAGCTAATCAAAACAGAAACCGCTAAAACGAAACTCTAAGGAAGCACAGATGATGAATTTCGATGAAATGACACTAGGGCAAGTCGAAGAAATAGAGCTGCTAGTAGGTCGCAGCATAGATGAAATCTTTGCAGATGGTCAGCCTAAGGGCAGGGCGCTTAGAGTTCTTTACTATGTAGCGATGAAGCAAGATAACCCCAATTACAAATTCGAGGATACTGAGGCAGTTACTCAAAAGGAAGCCTTAGGAATGCTCGGAGCGACAGACCCAAAAGGAAAAAAGTAGCTCAAGATCATGCTAAGAAAATGGCAGAGTTCGTCATAGCTACAGGTGTTAGCCCTAGTGAGTATAGAAAGCTTACAGGGACAGAATACTCAGCTTTCGCGACTGAGGTACATAGGAGAGCAAAATGAGCTTAGTGCTAAATGTAGAGATACTGGGAGAGTATAAAAATCTCTCTAAGGCTACTAAGGGCGCTAATGACAGCTTCGCAGACCTAGGCAAGAAGTTCGCAAAAGTAGGCGCAAATATAGCTAAAGTTACAGCGGCTGTTGGTATCGGTATCGGTGTCTTGGCAGTTAGTCAAATCAAGAAGGCTATAGACGCAGCTAGCGATCTGTCAGAAGCAACCAACGCGGTAAACGTAACTTTTGGAGATGCAGCAGCAGGCATTCTAGAGCTAGGTGAGAATGCAGCTAGAGGGCTAGGACTTTCCAAAACAGAGCTGTTTGGAATTAGCGTCCAGTTTTCTTCCTTTGCTAAAACTATTGCAGGTGATGGCGGCGATGTTGTTTCGGTAGTAGATGAGATTTCTAGAAGGGGCGCGGATTTTGCTTCCGTTTATAATCTAGATGTAGCAGATGCGCTAAATAAATTTCAGTCTGGTTTAGCAGGTTCAAGCGAACCACTAAAGCAATACGGCATAGATGTTTCAGACGTTACGATAAAGGCTTTTGCACTTAAGAACAACATAGGAGATGGCACAGGAGAGCTGACCGAGCAGGAAAAAGTATTAGCCCGTTACGGCTCAATTATGGAGCAAACAGCGGCTGTAACTGGTGATTTTGCAAACACAGCAGACGGCTTAGCGAATCAGCAGAGAATACTAACAAAAGAAATAGAAGATACTAGGGCAGAAATCGGCGAACAGTTTATGCCTATACTCCAAAACTTCCAGTTCTTTATCTTAGAGACAGTAATTCCGGCAGTGCAAGACTTTTGGGCTTCTATCATCGACCCGGCAGGCGAAGCGCAACTACAAATGAAGTACATCGGCGATGCGATAGAAGTATTCGCTTCCACATTCAACATAGCCTCCGGCAAAGTAACTTCAGATCAGATCTTCAACTGGTTGGGTGATGGAGTAGTCCAGGCAATCAAGGCGCTAACATTCCTAAGTGTGTTTGCTCAGGAGACCTTCGAGGGACTAGACCTTCTACTCGGTGGACCAGATGCTCGCTACAGTAGCAATTCCGGGCAGAAGCTTGCAGGAATACAACAGCTCCTAGGCGCTCGCAATAAAGCAACTCAAGCAGCAGATCAAATAAAGTTTGCCCCAGACATGCAAGCAGGCGGCGGAGAGTCCGCTAGGCAGGGAAGCATCTCACAGGGCGGCAGGGGTCGCTTTGATCAGTTTGGCAACGCAATCAGCATTCAGATAAACACAGCGGCTACAGATGGCAAGCAACTTCTTCACGAAATGAACAGGGCGCTAAGAGATCAGGGCAGTGACGTAATCATACGATGACACTCCTAGCCGATTTTGACATAGCAGAAGACCTAAAGGTCGAGTTCTACATACCCGATAACGCTGCAAACCTATTTATCATAGGAGTTTCTGACTTAGGCGGCACTAACGTCTTAGCAGGAGCAGGGTGGTTTATTATTGGCGTTTCTAAAATAGGCGGCGCAGATTTACTAGCAGAAGGCGCTTACGCTTTTGACTGGCAGAACTTAAATTGTGATGTTGCAAACGTGAAGACCGAGCTAGGCGGCACAGTAGAAAACATGACTTACTTCCAAGCGCAGCCTTCTACTGCTGCAATCGCCTTACAGAGCTACACCTACGACCCGACCAACAACAGGACTATAAGACCCGGCACTCCGGTCAGGGTAAGACTCAATAGGGCAGATCTTGACGAGGTTATCTTCTCGGGCTTTATAAACACGGTAGATGTTTCCTACACAGTGGACGGTCTTAACCTAATTAGCATCGCCGCGTTGGATAGCTTTAACAAAGTGGTTACTACTCGACTAGCTGAATTTGACACAACTACAGACTTCCCAGACGGCTACGCTTCTCCTTACGAGGTAATAGAAAAGGTTGCCGAGGGCTTTGGTACAAGCATGAACGCGCTTAGCAGCGAAACAACAGGCAGAATACCAAGTGTGTTATCAACAGATGTAATACCTAACTTCTTTTTATCAGACGCTATACAGGTAGGGCTAGGGTTCTTTTGGATAGACCCTCCTACACAGGAGTTTGTTTTTATTCCTCGCCCGGTGATAGCCGCTATTACAGATGGCACTTACACTATCGGCAACTCACACGAAGAAGATTTTCACCTATGCATGAGTGACCTCATAGTCCAGGGTGAGTATGATGATGTTTATAACTCGCTAAGGGTTGCGCTAAAGACAGATGATGCAACTTATGTAATCAGGCAAGATCAGGATTCAATAGACCTATACGGGGTAGCAGCGATAGACGTGCAGATAGACACGACAGACATAGACCAACTAAATGTATGGGCAGATAGGGTCTTTACTCAGTACCCTACGCGATTAGTAAAAAGTGTTACAACTCCGGCAATAGACAGAAACAACAACTTGACACACGCGGCGGAGATTATGCCCGGAGAAGTGCTAGGGGTAAAATACGTCACCTCAGAGCTAAACATAGACAGCTACTATTCGGTTGCTAAGGTGATTCACACAATAGACGTAAACAATTGGTTCACTAGACTAGAGCTATGGAAAGAGGCTTAAATGGCATACAAGACATTCGCTAACGGATTCCCACTTCCGGCGAGCGATCTCAATAATTTTCTAATGAATCAGAGCGTAATAGTATTCGCAGATTCGGCAGCTCGAGGGACTGCAATCCCTAGCCCAGTTACAGGTATGCTGACTTACCTCGAGGACACTAACGCATACGAGAGCTGGGACGGGTCGGCTTATGTCGCACTCGTAGAAGATCCAGACCTAAGCGCGCTAATCCCTAAAAGCACTGTTACAACTTCACAAGACCTAATAGTCGCAGACGGCGCTAGTTCTGTCACTCGCTTAGGTGTAGGCGCAAACGATCAAGTTCTAAGTGTTGTTGCCGGAGCGGTTGCCTGGGCAGATGCAGGCGGCGGCGGCGGTGACCCTGAATTAACACTATTAGCAAGTGGCTCAATTCCTACAGGGGCAACAACGGCAACTTTCACAAGTCTGTCAGGGAGTGACCTTTACTATTTTTATTTCTTAGGGGTTCAGGTTAGCGGTGATGCTCGTATTTATGCTTACTTAAATGGTACAACATCAGGTAAAGCAGTTTCTCTTATTTCTGCTAATAATACTACTTCCAGTGCAATTGTGGACTCGTCTTCAAGCTATCCAAAAATTGGTAGATTAAGAACCAGCCCCTACGTTGGTGATTTTGCGATGACGGTCAGAGGGGGATCACATACTGGAAGTAGCCTTTTTACAGGCGTCGGAGGTGATACAGCTAGCGGAGGCGGAAGCGAGCAAGCTGCTTTTCAAAGCTTTCAAAGTAAGGGAAGTGCTGTCCTTAGCTCTTTTAGCTTACTGGCTGATGGCTCTAGAACTTTTACAGCAGGTACGTACGAAATATATGGAGGCTAACAATGACACTATATAAAGAAGCAATACTAGATACCAACACAGGCGACGTTACTTTTATTGAATTTACCAATAAAGAGCTAAGCGATTTAGAATCTCGGCGAGATCAAGCAGAAGAAGAAGCCAACTCTAAAGCAGAAGCTCGCTTAGCAGCAGAAGAAAAGCTTCTAGCTCTAGGGCTAACCGCTGAAGACCTGCAAGCATTACTCGGCTAATGTCTGAGCAGATACCGAGAAGCAGCACACAGCAGCAGTTACTACTAAAGCTAGTAGGTGACATGGCAGACGTAAAAGCCGGGTTCAAGATGCTGCAAGATCATGAGGACAGAATCAGAGAGCTAGAAAAGGCTCGCTGGAAGAACGCTTGGATTACAGCTTTCGCTTCTGCTGCACTGACGGCCTTTGCGGTCACTGTTGTTTCGCAGGTTCTAATTTGAGATACCCACTCCCTAAGGCAAGCATCACAGCACTTTACGGAGCTACGGCTAACAGGAGTACCCCACATAGGGGACTAGACTTTGGCGCAGCGACGGGCGCTTGGATAACAGCCCCGGAGACAGGCACAATAGTAGTGAACACTTGGAGCGATGTTCTGGGTCACTGCCTAGTTCTGCGCTTCTGGCATGAAGGCAAAGACATGCCTATGTATTTAGGCTTCGCTCACTTGAAAGTAAAGAGCAAGCATAAGGTCGGTACTAAAATCTGGGAGGGCAATAAGTGGTTCGCGGCAGTTGGCAACACTGGGAGCGCCTCGCGTGGTAGCCACTTGCACTTAACCTACGGAGACACGCCTAAGCACATCTTTTACGGTCAGACTTTTGACCCGTTAGCCCTTTTGGAAAGGTACGCAAAATGAGATTCAACCCACAGATCAGGAAAGCAATCTACGCAGCAGTAGCCGGACTAGTGCCGCTTCTGGTAATTGCCGGGATAGTTACCGGAGAGCAATCGCAGCAGATACTTAGCAGCGTTGCAGCAGCCTTAGCATTCTTTGCTTCAGTGATGGCAGTAAAGAACACTGAAGTAAACAACCCTGAGGAATACGAAGATGTAACCGAGGGAATAGAGCCTCCACACATTCCAGGTGTCTAGCTTTTTAGCCTCGAGCGTTTCGCAATCGGGCGCGTTGCCTAGTGTTTACGCCTCCCCAGATACCATGCTTCTCATCATTCACTAAAGCAAACTCTAGACACAGCGACCTAACAGGGCAGATCTTACAGAGACTAATCGCAGACCTGAGGCTAGTATTTGGAACGCCCCCTTCTGGAAACCAAGCATCAGGGTCAGAAGTCTGGCAGGCAGTTGCCCCGGTCTTTCTTATGCCTTCTGCGAGTGCAGTTAGGGCTTTTTCTGAGTTCATGCATAAAGAATAACTGCAATTATGTCGCGCTGCTTTGCTATGCTCCAAAACATGATCACAGTGAATAAGACAATCGCCAAACTAGGCGGCACTCTAATCGGCACACACCCGGCAGGATCTCTTGAGTGGCATGCTCAGAGATCTCACGCAATCGGCGGCAGCGACATAGCCCCGATAATGAATAAATCCCCCTGGACTAGCGCGGTGTACTTATGGGCGCAGAAGTCAGGCTTGCTATTGCCTACAGAAGGCACAATGGCTATGAAGCTAGGCAACTACTTCGAGCCTGCAATAGTCCGGCTATTCGGTGACATGCACCCACATCTCATAGTTCACACTGGGGATTACACCTACGAGTCACAAAAGAACCCGTCATTCCACGCTAACCCGGATGGCGTTATTGAAGACGAAGACGGCAGGTTATACATTCTCGAGATTAAATTCTCTAGAAACGCTATGCCTATCTTGCCGGAGCATTACAGGCTTCAAGTTCTTTGGTACATGATCGTAACAGGCTTGCATAGTCCCGGTGTACTTTGCGCGGTCGCAGGAGGCGAATACAGGGAGTTTACGGTTGAGTATGACCCGATAGAGGCTGAGGCACTTATGCAGGCGGCAGAGAGCTTCCTAGAGCTTGTCAGGACAGGAGAGCAGCCAGACATAGAAGGCAGCGATTCGACTTACAGCGCAATCAGGATTCTGCACCCGGACATAGAAGACACAGAGATAGAAATAGATTCCGAGGAATACCGACTTCTGCAAGCAGCACTAGAGCAGGAGAAGTTCTGGAAGCAGCAGGCAACACTTAGAAAGTCGATCATTCAAAGCAGCATGAAGGGCGCTAAGTACGGCTATGTAGATGGTGAAAACGTTGTAATGTTACAAAGCAGATCTGGCGGCGCGCCTTATCTCAAAATCACAGGAGGGTAAAAATGGGATTCATGGATAACTACGAACCAGTAGCAGACCGAATAGCTAAGTTCTGGGAGAAGCACCCAAACGGCAGAATACACACAGAGATAAAGCTAATCAACGAAACTGAAATTGTCATAATGGCAAGTGTTTACACTGACCGGGAAGACATGAGGGCAGCAGCTATTGACTTCGCCCAGGAGACACGAAACTCTAGCCCAATAAACAAAACTAGCTTTATTGAAAATTGCAGCACTAGCGCAATCGGCAGGGCTTTATCAACGCTCGGGTTTTCTAGCAAGAAAGACGGTCACAGCGTTAGACCTAGCGCGGAAGAAATGCAGGCAGCATCACAGGAGGCTCTGGCAGTGTCTCTAAAGGGCTTTGAAAGTCGCGCAAGTGTCCTAGCCCTAAGTAGTGACGTTGAGGGGCTTAGAGAGCTTTACAGCGATGCCAAGCTACATGGAATGCCTAAACGATTCCTAGAGCAGATTACAGAGATGGCTAAGGCAGTAGATACAAAGTGAAAGCGAAGGGGACATAGCCCACAGATAGCTATGCCCCCGGATCATAATTCTATCTGACAGACAGGGGAATCATGCAGCAGGAAACAGACTGGAAAGAGTTCACAGAACGGACTTGGCTAACGGGTTACAAAAAGGGCTACGGTCATGGTCGCGAAGACATGCGAAAGCAACTCACTTTTGAGCTTTGGGACTTTAGGAAAAAGATACTTTTGACAGACGCAGATCTCGCTGAAACGATAGAAATCTGCATCGATAGATTAGAAAAATTAAAATAAGATACATCTTCTATATATAGATATATATAAGCATTATTAAAGGTTCTATATATAGACATTTAACTTAATAACTATACATAGGCATTATGTTTATATATAGCAAGAAATTACTCATCACAGAAAAGAGAATGAAATGCCACAAATCACAATCACAGGAGACGTAAACCTAATTGGCTGGGAAGGCAGAAGGATCTCAGTTTGGGAGAACTACGATGTTCCAGGCTATACAAAGCCCTTCTCAAGACTTTGGACATGTTGGTTCGACTTCTCGCAAGCAGAGCATCTTCAAGAAGGTGACTGGATAGAGCTAACTGGGGAGCTATCGACGAAGATAGGAAAATACACGCCTAAGGACTCAGACGTTGAAAAGACCGTAGTTGAACATCACCTACAAACTGCACAGCTAGTCCAGGCTCGTAGCAAGACACAGCAGGGCGCTACTATGGCGCAAGTTTCAGGCTTCGAGAATGCGCCCTTCTAATGATTATTGACATGAGCGAAATCGAAAACAAACTCTACTGGACAAAAGGCTATGAAGCCGGAGTGCAGCTAGAGCGCAAGCGAATCATCAAGCTGATAAAAGACTTGGCAGAGACTCGAGACATTCTAGAGACGCTCAAGTATCCATTCCTTGCTAAGGAAATAGAAGAAGCAATCCTAGATGGTCAAAATGCGGACTGAAAAAACTCAAGCAGAAGCCATCTACAAGGCAGTCTATGATTACTTCAGGCTATTTGATGGAGCATCAAACAGAACTCATAAAATTAGCGAAGCGGAGCTTATAACGCTGATAAATGAGGCACTACATGACTAAAGAAAAAAGGTCAGAGATCATGACTAGAAAAAACAGGCAACCACTAACAGGACTTGTATTCTTGGCAGGGGTAGGAGTAGGCACTCTAAGCGTTTGCTTCTTCTTCTTGGTCGTAGTGCTGATAGACAGACTCTAAGATGATTCAGGTCTTTGTACCGGGCATACCTCAGCCCCAGGGATCAAAGAACGCCTACGTTATGGGCAAGCGCGCGGTCATAGTTGAGAGCAATAAAAAGCTCCCGGCTTGGCGCAAGACACTAACTGAAGTACTCGAGGCAGCTAATAGCTCATGTCAGCCGCTTACTGGCGCAGTTTGTTTAGAGGTGATTTTCTTTATGCCTCGAGCTAAGAGCAATACAAAAGATTACCCATCGCAAAAACCCGATTTAGACAAACTAATTAGGGCGGTTGGCGATTCCGCAGACAACGCCGGACTACTTGGAGACGATTCTCAAATCTGCCAAATCTTAGCTAATAAGGTATGGGCAGGCTGTGAGGCAGATCAAGGCGCACTAATTACATTCAGCGAACTATAAGAAAGACAAGTAACCTATGTATAAGACAACGCTCACACAGAAAGCGCAAACGCTTATGAAAACAGCAGCAGGAATGGTCATACTTGCATTCTTCCTAGTAGGGGTAAACCTACTTGCAACACTGATAACAACCTATGTACCCTGGCTAACTATGATTCTGCTCGGAGCTACATTCAGCTACTTGACAGTAGTTGTTTATCAGGGGCTTAGAGACTCATGAAATGCCCTATCTGCGATACCCCTCACACAACTCGAGGTAATGAAGTAGTACCATGTAAGAGATGCTGGACTAAGGAAAGAACATGGCGGATTGGCACAACTCGAAAGAGTGGAACAAAGCGCGCGCCTATGCGAAGACAGTCCTAGACCCTGAGTGTGTTATCTGCGGTGCAGAACTAACGGGGGGGGACTGGACTATAGATCACATACGCCCACCCTCGGTGACAGGTGACCCCAACCATGACATCGCAAATCTTCAGTCCCTATGCCGGGTATGTAATGGGCGCAAGTCCGACAAGACAGCAGTCAGGGCAGCTTGGAAGAATAGCAGGTGGTAGTTTATCTGCACAATACTTCCTATTATGTCCACCAAATAGGGGGTCAAAAGGGGGGTCTACAGAGGCTCTACAGAGGGGCTACAGGGCAGGGGCTTTTTTCGACAGCCGCGCGCCAATCCCACGCTTCTCCACAAGTTAAGACAGAATAGCTAGATTATCCGAGGAGGTACAACGCATGATCCACGAAACACTTAGCAAGTGGTTAGATAGCCTTACATTGACCATTGAA